CCTGAAACACTTCTTCCGGCCCACGGCTCGGCTCTCGGCCGGAAGAAGTGTTTCAGGGCAGCGACTACTCAGACGAGGAGCGGGAGTTCCTGACGGCGATCGAGTCGTACAAGCGGCACCGCCGCCGGCCGTTCCCGACCTGGCGGGAGGTGCTGCACGTCGCCCACTGCCTCGGCTACCGCCGGGTGGCGGAGCGGCGGGAGATACTCTCTCCCCTCTCCCCTTGTGGGAGAGGGGTTGGGGGTGAGGGTTCGTCCCCTGAAATCCCCCTCACCCCTAACCCCTCTCCCGCAAAGCCGGGAGAGGGGGACCGATCCGAAATCCCAACCGTGGGTGGCGCCTGATGTCCCTCCTGACCCGCGTGCTCAGCGCCTGGAAGCAGTTGCGGACGACCGGCCGCAGCCCGGCGGCCAAGCTGACTGGGCTGTTCGCCGTCCCGCCGGCCGCCCGCCCGGCCGGGTGGTGGCGGAACGACCACGTCGAACAGCTCCGCAACTACACCTCGTGGGTCTACGCCGCGGTCAACGCCGTCGCCCAAGAGGTCGCCCGCCAGAAGCCTGACCTGGCCCGCGTCACCGGCCCGGCCGATCACGACCGCGAGCCGCTCGGCCCCGGCCACCCGCTCAGCCGCCTGCTCGCCCACCCGAACCCGTGGCTGACGCCGTGGGAGCTGTGGTACCTGACTGTGGTTTATCTCGAGCTGACCGGGAACTGCTACTGGTACGCCGCTCCGCTGACGGTCGGCGACTCGCGGCTGATCGTGCCCGGCGAGCTGTGGCTGGTGCCGACGCCGTGGGTCCGCGTCGTGCCCGACTCACAGCGGTACGTCCGGGCTTACGAGGTGTCGGCGCCGGGCACCGCCCCGGAGCTGTTCAGCCCCGAGGAGATCATCCACCTCAAGTACCCGAACCCGCTCGACCCGCACTATGGTCTGTCGCCGCTCCAGGCGAACGCCCTGACCGTGGATGCGAACACGGAACTCCAGCGCAGTCGCTACCAAGCGTTTCATGCCGGCCAGCGGCCGGGCGTCGTGCTGCAGACGGATCAGACGCTCAGCGAGCCGACGGTACGGCGATTGGAGGAGCGGCTGCAATCGCGGTTCGGCGGCCGCGAGAACTGGCACCGGCCGCTGGTGCTGGAGCAGGGCCTGAAGGCGTCGCCGTGGACGCTCACGCCGGCCGAGATGGACTACCTGAACTCGTCGCGGATGACGCGCGACGAGATCTTCGCCCTGTTCCGGGTGCCGGCCCCGATCGCCGGGATCGTCGAGAACATGGGCCTCGGGGCCGACATCTGGTTCGGGGCCCGGGTCATGTTCTGCGAAGGCACGGTGCAGCCGAAGCTCGACCTGATCGGCCAGTGCCTGACCCGTGACCTGGGTCGGCGGTACGGCGAGCACGTCACGATCAGCTTTCCGGACTGTAGCCCGCGGAACCAGGACCAGCGGCGGGCCGACGACGCCCTCGACGCGCGGATGGGGCTGCGGACTTACAACGAGATCCGCCGCGCCCGCGGCCTGCAGCCATATTCCGATTCGCGGTTCGATTCGCCGATTTTGCCGGGCGCCGGCGCGCTCCCGTCCGCCGAGCCTCCGGGTCGCGGCTAACCAACGAGGTTTCCCATGCACCTGCGCCCCCATTTCGCGCCGCCGCTGGCCGTGGACCCGGCGGCCCGCACCGTGACGGCCGTCATCTCCTCCGCCGCCCCGGACCGGGCCGGCGACGTGGTCGTCCCCGCCGGGCTGCGGAACGCCGAGGAGTTTCTGCTCAACCCGGTCGTCCTCTGGGCCCACCAACGGACGCTGCCGCCGGTCGGCACCTGCGTGGCGCTGGACGTCCAGCCAGACCGGCTGGTCGCCGTGACGAAGTTCGCCGCCGGTGTGCCGTTGGCGGACGACGTGTTCCGGCTCTACGAGCAGGGCATCCTCCGCGGCTGGTCGGTCGGACTGCTGCCGCACCGGGTCCGGCCGCGGCAGACGCGGAGCGGCCGCGGCGTGCGGATCGACGAGTGGGACCTGATCGAATACTCGGCCGTGCCGGTGCCGGAGAACCCCGAGGCGCTGACGTTGGCGGTCGAGAAGGGGTTGGTCCACGACCGGCGGCTGCGGGACTGGGTGTCCCGGTGGTGCTGCGACCCGTTCGCCGAGTTGGTTGCGTAACGCGAAACGTAAACACTTCCCTTCCCTTCAGGAGTCTCCCATGTCCGAACCCGTGACCGCGCCGGCCGACAAGTTCCAATCCCGCGACGACCTCGTGCAGTACATCGAGCAACAGACCTCCACCGCCATCGAGAAGGCGCTCGGCCCGGGGGCGGTCCGCGTCGAGCGGCGGGTGCCGTGGGCCACCAGCGGCCCCGTCGGACGTGACTCGGCCGGGTACAGCGTCCTCAAAGCCGCGGCGTTCGCCCTCGGCTACCTCGGCCCCGACCAGGCGAAGGAGGAGCTACACGTCCACCAGCAACTCCGCGACCTGTACCAGGGCTACGGGTTCGTGCCGCACTGCGGGCACCAGTCGTTCCTGGTGCCGCTGGCGTCGGCCCACCTGCCCGCCTTCGAGCCGCACGGGCAGAAGCTGCAGCACGAGATCCGGGCCAAGATGGCGGCCGACGCCGGCCGGTTCGACCCCGATGAGGCCGCCTGGATCGCCGGCAAGGTCGGCATCAAGACCAAGGCCCTCGGCACGATCAGCGACATCGCCGGCGGCAGCCTCGTCGGCTTCCCGGTGCTGGGCGAGCTGATCGACCTGCAACGGAACCTGGAGGCGTTCGCCGCGGCCGGGGCCCAGGAAGTCGCCCTGCCGCCCAACGGCCGGTTGCAGTTCCCGAAGCTGACCGGCGGGTCCACGGCGTACTGGGTCGGCGAGTCGCTGGCCGTCACCGAGAGCGCGCCGGCCACCGGCAATCTCGACTTGCAGGCCAAGAAGCTCGGCGTGCTGGTGAAGGTGAACAACGAGCTGCTGCGGTTCGCCAGCCCGTCGGCCGAGGGGCTGATCCGCATGGACATGGCCCGGGTGGCGGCGCTGAAGGCCGACCTGGCCATGCTCGAAGGCACCGGCGGCACGCAGATCAAGGGGCTGCTCACCTACTCGGACATCGGCACGCTGACGGCCGGCTCGCCGGGCACGGACGGCGACACGTTCCAGGCCCAGGACGTGCCGAAGATGCAAGCCAAGCTGCCGGACGCGGTGACGGCCCCGACGGCGTGGCTGATGCGGCGGGACATGCACGCCGCGCTCATGGCCCGGCGGGCGGATGCCGTCACCGCCGCCGACGCGGCCGGCCAATTCCTGTTCCAGCCGACGCGGTCGATCGCCGACCCGCCGCCGCTGGAGCTGTACGGGACCAAGGTGGTGCGGTCGAGCCAGGTGTCGAACACCCGGGCCAAGGGCGCCGGCACGGCCCTGACCTACATCCTGCTCGGCTACTTCCCGGATTGGATCGTCGCGCGGCTCGGGGTGATGGAGTTCCTGGCCAGCGGCCTGGGCGACACGGCGATCGTCAACGACCAGACCTACCTGCGGGGCATCCAGCACATCGACGCCGGCCCCCGGCACGCGGGCAGTTTTGTGCTCTGTGACACGCTCGTCATCGCCTGAAAACCGGTGAGTGGTGAGTGGTGAGTCGCAAAACCAGCCACCATCCCTTCACCACTCACTACTCACCACTCACCAGAGGATTCTCATGTCCACCAAACTCCAAGACTTCGCCCACCAGGCGGTCCTCGGCGGGCTAACGCCGCGGACGGCCACGACCACCGTCAACGGCGCGGCCATCGACCTCGTCACCGGCGACGGCCGGGTGTTCGCCGTCCAGCAGGTCGGGGCCGTCAGCGGCTCGTCGCCGGCCCTGGCCGGCAAATTCCAGGAGTCGGCCGACGGCTCGACCAACTGGGCCGACATCTCCGGGGCGACGTTCACGTCCGTGTCCGCGACCGACAACGTCCAGGCCATCACCTTCGACCGCACCCAGCGGTATGTCCGCTACGTCGGCACGATCAGCGGCTCGTCGCCGTCGTTCATCCTCGCGGTGCTGGTCGGGGAGCAGAAGAAGCAGGTGTGAACCAGGAGTCAGGAGTCAGGGGTCGGGAGTCAGAAACCTGCAGCTGACTCTCGTCCCTGGCTCCTGAATCCTGACTCCTGACCCCTGACTCCTGGTGCCTTATGTCTCTCGACACCCTCGCCAACGTCAAGCTCCGCCTCGGCGTCACGACCTCCGCAGACGACTCGCTGCTCTCGGCCCTGATGGACTCGGCCGACCAGTACGTCATCGACTACTGCGGCCGGGACTTCGGCGGTGGCACCTACACCGAGTATCACCCTGGCAACACGCCGACCGTGTTCCTGCGGAATTTCCCGGTCCAGGCCGTCACCAGCCTCAAGGTCGACCCGAGCTACGGGTTCGGGGCCGAGACGGTCCGGCCGGCGACGGCGTACGTCCTGCACCCGGACCTCGGCGTCATCCAGTCGCTTACCGGTCCGTTCCTGGCGAGCTGGACCGGGTTGCCGGTGTTCAATACGCCGGCCTGGCAGCTCGGCCCGCGGACGGTGCAGGTCGTGTACACGGTGGCATCCGCGTCCGCCCCGGCCAACGTCCGCGAGGCGTACGCCCTGCTCATCGACCACTGGTACCGGCACGTCAAGACGCAGGTCGCGGCCGGGTACCAGAACGTTTACCGGCAGACGGTCGGCTCCTCGACCATCATCTTCGCCAAGGATCAGATCGCCGGCGGGGCGCTGCCGACCGACCTCGAGCGGCTGCTGGGGCCGTATCGGGTGCCGGTGATCTGACCGCTCGCCTTCGGCTCGCCGCTACACGGGACATCGATCATGTCGATTCCGGCCGCGCTGCTGACGACCACCTGCGACATCTATCGCCCGTTCGGCGACGCGTCGCCGACCACCACCGGTGTGCCGTGCCGGCTGACGCCGGCCCTCGCGTCCGTCAACGGGAGGCTGGTCAGCGGCCAGCTCGGTTGGTCCCACACCCTCGACGTCCAGCCCGGCGTCGATGTCCGCGACGGCTGTTCCCGGGCCGAAGGGGCGACGACCATCGATTTCGCCGACGGCGACGAGGTTCGCGTCGGCGGCAGCCGGTACGTCGTCGTCTGGGTCGAGACGGTCGGCCGCGGCACGCCGCTGCAATACCAGCGGGCCTACCTGCTGCGGCACGAGGCCGCCTGGCCCGACCCGTGATTCACGCACTTCCCTTTTCACCTCCGGAGGATCATCCCGTGCGCACCGCCACTTGCAAGCGCGTCTACCTGCCGAAGCTCGGCCACTTCGCCCACTTCCACGACCGCCACGCGATGAAGCGGGGCCACCCGCAGCGGCGGTTCGCGCTCCCGGCCGGCTGGCCCACGCCGGCCCTGCCGATCGACTATGCCAAGGCGCTCGCCTTCCCGATGTACGGCAACGACCGGCTCGGCGACTGCATGTATGCCGCCGCCTGCCACGCGGACAACACCTTCACTGGCAACGTCGGCACCGAATCCACGTTCGACGAGCACGCCCTGGAGCGCGACTATGAGCGGCTCAGCGGGGGCGACAACGGCCTCGACGAGGGCACTTTGATCGAGGGCTGGAAGGCCGGCCTGGCCGGTGTCCAGGCGGCGAGCATCCTCGACGCCCTCGACATCGATACGACCGACCTGGCGACGATGCGGGCGGCCGTCTATCTGTTCGGCGGCGTGCTGTTCATGCTCGACGTGCCGGACCGGTGGTGCGACACCAACGACGGCGACACCTGGGACGTGCCGGCCGTCGCCGACCAGAACAACGGCCACGGCACTTTCATTAACGGCGTCGATGCCAATGGTAATTACCACCTGTTGACCTGGGGCGGCGCACGCAAGCTGACGCCGGCCGGGCTGCGGGCCTGCGACCCGAACGGGTTCGTGGCGTTCTCGCTGCGCTGGTTCGACGCCCGCGGCTACGCCCCGAACGGGCTGCACTACGCCCAACTGTCCGCGCTGTGGGTGGCGGCGGGCGGCCGGCCGCTGCCGGCGTCGCCGTTCCCGGCCCCCGCGCCGGTCCCGTCACCGACGCCGGCCCCCGGTGTGTGGGGCGAGGTGATGGCGTTCCTGAAGTGGCTGCTGACGCTGCTCAACCCGCTGAGCCACTCGACGCCGGTGCGGCGGGCGTTCGCCCGGCGGGGGATCGGGCCGGGTGGGATCCTGTCGTGGGTGACGCTGATCCTGACGGAGTTCGGGAAGGTCGAGCCGGTGATCGCCGCCGACCTCGCGGCGGGCAAGTCGTACCTGCAAATCCTTGAGGACTGTCTGGCGGCGCTGGCGCCGAAGTCGGCGGCGGCGTGATCGATCGGAATCGGTTAGCCGCGACGCGGAGTCCTCGAAGCGGAGCGGGCGAAGGCGCGCTCCCCTCCGCAAAGCCTCCGGGTCGCGGCTAAACGGGAGAACGAACATGATTGCATCCCTGTTGGTGATGATGACCATCCCCGCGGCCGACCCGGCGCTGCCGCCCGAGTACGCGGCCCTCCGCACCCGGGCGATCGCCGAGCACCGGCCGTTGATCGTCTGGGTCGGCGTCAGTCGGCCCGACGTCGAAGCCGCCCGGCCGTACGCCCTGCACCTGCGGTGTACCAAGTTCCCAGAGGCAATCGCCCCGTGCGTCGTCGTCGGCCGGCCGGACAAGGGCGAGTTGTGGCGGGTCGTGGATCTGCCGGTGGCCCAGGCTGACCGGTTGCGGCCGGTGCGCCGGTGGGTGTGCGGCGGGGGCGGCTGCACGAATTCAAGTATGCTTGAATATTGATCTGGCAAAAGGTGGGAGATCGCCCTTTTCTTGCCGCGGGGTGCGAGGATATCATTGGGGTGGCTGCGAGGGGCGCTCGGCGGGCGGCCGCCGGCCCCCGGGTGAGAGTCAGGAGGGCGGCCCCGATTTCCGTGCGTGCGTGGTGGCGGGCGCTGGCGGGCGCGGCGGCCGAGCTGCTCCAGACCCTGACCCGCCCGGCCCCCCCGCGAGCCGTCGCCCGGCCGGCCGCC